TTTGTACCATTCGCCAAACGATGCCTTCGCCTTATCAAACGCACCGAACCCGGCGGAAATTATGGCGTTGAACTCCGTCGCGCGTTTGCTTGTCAGTTGCTTCCGGAACTTGTCAACGTCGGACTCGACCTTTATCCGCAATCGCAGATCAAGCGCGGCTAGGCGTTTCCGCTTGTCTTCCTCGTTTTTGCCAATCGTAGCGGTCACATCCTCGTATAGTTTCGGGTCGAGCATGTCCTTGAGATTGAACCCAAGCAACTCAGGACCACCGCCGCCCTTGCCAAAATCATTGAATGACTGCTTGATCTGCTCAAGGTTGGCGCGGGTACTCTCCAGCAAATGCGCGCCAACGTCGGCGAACTTCACCGTTCCGGGGCTTGTTATCGCGCGCCACATGTCAACGGCGAGAGACTTAATGCTGTTTCCGATTGTTGCCCAAATTTCTACGGCAAGAACGCCGAATTGTTTGAACGTATTAAGTGCCTTCTTTGTACCCCATACTATTACGCGCGTGAAGTTCTTCCAGCTTTTTACCTGGAGCTCCGTGAAGTTGCTCCAGAACACCTTGACCAGATTCCACGAATTGCTGAGCATTACACGGACAAAATCGAACGTGTTCTTGAGCGCGGTCTGAATGGTAATCGCGCCGGACTTAACCGTAAATACGATTTCGTCCGACCGCCCCTCGAGTGTGCTTGTCAAAGCAAACAGCTTGTCGTTCGTGTTGTCTGCCTCTTTGCCCACGTCAAATATCTTGAGCACCAGTCCGCCGAACGCCAACTTGAGGTCATCGACGCGCGCGCGCGTTAGCTTGAGTTGGTTCGCAGCGCTCTTGCTCGTGCGGGCGTAGTCGCCTATTGCGTTCTTGCTTTGTGCCGCAGCCATCTTCAGTGCGGTCATAGCCTTAGCTTGCAGTAGCGTCACGCCATTCGCCCTCTGAATATCTGCAACCATCTGTTTGTATTCTGGTGATCCCTGGCGAATAACAATCCCGAGCGCCTTGGCTTGCTCGGCTTCCCCAAGCAACGCCTTAGTAAGTGCCTCGCTCGCGCGCTTGACACCGCCTTCAAAGTTCTGGAAGGACGCCAAGTCTACAGCCAACCTTTGCACCTGTGAGGACAGGTCAAGCGCCGCCTTTTGCGTAAACCCAAACCCCGTCAGCAGATCGCCGGTATCACCGAGCAGTTTCTGGGATTCCTGGCGCCCGAGCCCGTAGCTCTTGCGGAGCTCGTTGGTCATGTTGTTGGCGTCATCTGCCACACTGGCAAACACGACGCTGAACTTGTTGGCGGTCTCTTCTGCGTCGATAGCGGCCTTAGTGGAAAACACGGCAGCGGCACCGAATGCAGCGCCAGCAATAGCACCATACTGGCCAACGGCAGCGCTGAGCTTGGCGACTGAACGGTCAGCCTTACGGAGCCCACGCTGGAACTTCTTTTGCTCCAAGGTCAGGTATACTTTGAGGTTAGCCATTGCGCCTCCCGAATGTTGCCCTGGCTATCCTGGCGCCCTGTTCAGCGGTCAGCATGTGCCCGCCACCTGGCGTTGGAACCATGAACTCAGAAACGCGCCAGCGCTTTTTACCGCTCGCGTATCCGGCCAATTGTGCAAGGTAGAAGTCCATCTTGTCGCGTCGTGTGTCCTTCCACTGGAAATACTCTAACCATTCCTGAAAATCGGTCGCGTCTAACGCGTCGTCTAAGTTGTGTGGATTGACCCCGAGCACTTCTGAGATGCGGTACTCAAGAAGGCGCTCGGGATCATTCGTCAGTTTCCCGAGTTAGAGTTGCACCCGTTGACCCCGAGCACCGCGTCACGCATTGAAACCCAAACCGCCATATCCAGTTCGCCGATTTCCTTTGCGGTCAGCAGCGGCTTGTGCGGCTCGTCGTCACATACAACGCATTGCAGTATGATGTTCAGGTCTGCGTCCTCATCGGTCAGCCAGCTCTTGACGACCTTCCGCTTGACGGACTTAATGCAGAGCGTTTCATTTGGAAATCCCGGCAGCGGTACGTGGGTGAATTTCGGTGGACTCTTGAGTAGTGTGCTTTTGTTCATGGCGCGGTTCCTCCCGTATGCCTTTCGATTGCGTGGCTAGAATCAGGATCCGAATGCTGGCGCCGTTTCTGTGGTGCCGTTGAGATTGGTGAGAAGAAACGTGACGTCATACGCCGGGCGCGCGCCGGTCTCAAATGTGGTCTCGCCTACCGCGAAAACCTCACAGTACCCCTTCCAGGTCCCGAGGGACGACGGCCAGGTAATGGTGTGCAGTGCCGTTGCGCCGGCAACCATGGCAGCAACCCACGCGGCACGGTCTGTCGTGTCGTCGGGAAACGTATGCGTGAACGTGTCATAATTGATCAGAGTGGAAGCGGCCTTTGTGGTCACGGCCGTATTGCCCTGAGTGGTGCGCTCAACTTCCGCCTTCGTGCCGGATGGCAACCCAACGCTGATCGGGTCCAGTACAATGGTGATGTCCGCTTGTTCGACTGAGAACCCGTGGCCTTCGATTGTTTCGCTCATTGTCTGCTCCTTATTCTGTGACGTACTTGATCATCAGATCCATATTATGCCTGACTTCCGTGCTCGCTCCGCCTTCGTTCTCGAGTTCTGACAGGTCCTGCGCGTCAGTTATGAGCGCCACCTTTACCACTACGTCCGTCCATGTGACCGGACCTTTCGCGTGAATGTCGCGTATGATTGCGTTCCTAATTTCTTCCAGCGCGTCGTCATCCAGCCCGAGCAGGTCAATCTGGAAATACTCAAGCGCCCATCCAGAACGCTTCACAATATTGTTGCCAAACTCAGACCCGGCGCGGCGCACGAACACGCCATAAGGGTGCGTCTTGCCCTGTGGCGCGCTGCCGTAGTACATGATCAGCCCGGCGGCTGCAGCTTCTGGGACAGCCTCGATAGCGTTCTTGATTGACGGTTTGATGTTCAAAGTGCACGGACCTTAGACAGGAAGCCGGATTGCTTACCGCCCTTGCGCTTGGCCGATGGCGACAGTGCCATTTGATCGCGCTTCCACAGTGCCACTATGCGCTCAAGTGCCTTCACCCGCACAGCCGCAAGCGCCTGCGGCCCCTTGGCGTCTCGGGCGCCGCGCATGTAGTCGCGAGCGCGGATGTTCTGATTATACGATCCAAACTCCAGGACCTTGGCAGCAAGCGAGAAGTTGAACTCCTGCCCTTCCCACATAACGGTTCGGTTCGGGTCATCGTCCACGAATACCTGGCCAATCAACCGAGACCGCTTACCGCGCCCGCCAACGTGTACTTTGCTCTTGATTAGCCGCGCAATGCTCCGGGTCGGCGCGCGTCTCCGCGCTTCCGTCCGGAGGACACGTAACCCGGCGCCTATCGCTGGCCGCATGATCTTGCGCTGTGTGGCCCGGCTGAGTTCCATGAGAACGCGAATTAAGGCGTCGTCACCGGTCATAAAGATCGCCGCATCCGCACGGCGAAACGCAGTACCGCCATTCATCCGGAACCCACCCGGCGCCTTGCGCGTCAGGTGTATCCGCTTGGTCTGTGTGCGTGCTCGTGCGATATCACACCTCCTCAACGCAGCGGCAGAACTGGAAGCGCTTGCGCTTGTCGAAGGTGATGCCCATGATATTCAGCTTATGCGTCCTCGGGTCGCTCTCGGTGAGCCGGTGGTCTTGGTTGCTGTCGTTGTAGATGATGCGCATGGTGTCGTTAACGCTTTGGTTGTAGCGCATGCGGACAATCCACATTGACTTGGACTGTACCCGCTCGGACTGCATGACCTCTTTCATGCTCTCGGTGTTGACGTCTGCCCATGCACGGATCAACTCGGACCATGCAATCAACGGCTGCCCGCCATCGCCCACCGTCTTGGTCGGGGTTTGGATCATCACCTTATTACGCAAGCGCCCGGCGTCCATTATCCGACCCCCGGTTGCGCGTATGCGGCGATCAGGTTAGTCACTGCCGGATTGGCTTGCACGCGGTCCTCTATGTGCATTTCTCGGTGTTCGTAACAGTCAGCCGCGGCCGCCTGCACGGCAAGCCGCAATGCCCACGGCACGTTCTTAGCCGCCGCCCCATACCCGCCAACGTAGGTGATGACGACCGCGGCAATACGGTATTCCAGTGTCGGTAAGGTCGCGTCGTTTGCCCATTCAATCCGACCCGGCTGTGAAACGGTGTCGACATTGTACGAGGACGTTGCCAGTGTCTGTAACGCGTTGTCGGAGTCGTAATACTGGATGCTCGTCACGCTGACCAGAGGCGGTTTCGGGACGTAAATGATACCGCTGGGCCACTTGTCCCAGACGGCCGTGATGGTGCGATTGACCAATGACCGATTGGTCATGGCCTCAATTACCGCAGACACACCACGAATAAAGGTGTCGATCTCTTCAGATTCGTCATCGCCGTCTATGCGGCCATACGACTTGACCTGATCCGTGGTAGCGGGCCAGATAGCCGGGTCAGCCTCTGAGATTCCGTTGTGAGTCCAGTACATGATGCCTCGCGTGTCGGGGGTTGCCGGCGAGGTAGCGGCGACGTTAATCAACCGCTACCCCACCGGACGGGAGGACAGCCCGATCAGCTTCCGGCGGCCAGTTGCAGGTACTTCACCGGGTGCGTCCCGGCGTCGACCAGATCCGAGTCGAACGACATGAACGCCAGGAACCCGTCCTGGTCAGAGGTCCGGAACCGCTCTTCCAAGCGATACATGCGAATCTCTTCCACCTCACGAATGCGGTACTTCGACAGATCGCCGAAGAGAACCGGCTTCGCAGCGGCGGTCAGAGCCGAAGCCATGTCGTTGTTGAGTGTCAGCGGCTTGCCGAGGATCATGTCCGGGCGATCCGTTTTCACGTCGCCATCGGTCCAGATGTAATCCTCGTCTCCGTTCTTCAGCAGGCGCAGTTTGAGCGCGACTGCATCATTGAACATGAATCCGGCGCCAGGCATGCCACGATAGGCGGCATCAACGCTGTGCAGCAGGTTGATCATGTCGTCAAACGTGATCGCTGTCGCGCTGGCTGCCGTATATCCGAGGGTAGAGGCAGTGACAAGACCGTTCGGGGTGTTTGTGCCCGTTCCAGTCGTGCCCTTTTCGTTTTGGATGCGTCCGAGACGTTCACCCAGCGCCTGGCCGAGGTAGCTCGGCATGTCAAACGCGGAATCGCGCATGAGCTCGTAGGACACCTTCACGAGTTTGCTCGTGTACTTGTACGCGTTGAATACGACCTGATCAAAGGTCGGGTCAGCTTCGCCAACTTCCGTGGCCTCATCGACCTGCGCGCCCTTGTTTCCGGTGTCGTTGGACGTGGGCCAGGGCATCGCAGCGCCTGTGGCCGTGCGGATGATTCCCGCGGTCTGGCGGATGCCGCCAAACATGAGCAGCGCCTGTTCAAGTTCGCGCATGAAGTCTTCGGGAACGAGGTATCCGCCGGCGCTGTCGGTGCCGACGACGAGCCCACGACACTCGGCCTGAGTGCGCGGAATCTTGCGGGACAGGCGGAAGCTGAGCTCGCTCTGCCACGGGTGCAGTTTGACCAGATCCATGGCCGCTTCTTCTTCCTCGGTCACGTTCAGCGCAAACTGAGCGCGGCTCCAGCCATTGAAGGCCAGCGCGCGAATCTCTGGGGTAATCTCGCCAGCATTGCCGGCATCGCCCGCGGTGTCTTCGCGCCCGGGTGTCTCGGTGCCGCGGTCTTCGGGTTCAAGGCCCAGAACGCGGTCCATCTCTTCGGCCTGGCGTGCGCGCTTGATGGATTCGGTGAACGTGTTGAAGTCAGCGTTACACTGCTCCCACGTTTCCGTTTCCTCCGGCGTCATCTCGGTACGGTCATCTTCGGTGAGCTTATTGCGGATGTTCTCGATTGCATCCCGCGCGGCTTGGCGTTTCTCGAGCAGTTCTTTCAGATTCATTGCCTTGGTCCCCGTTGCTTTGTCTTGTGAGCTAAACGTAAAAAGACCGGCCCGGCGTTTGATCGCCAGGACCGGCCTTTGCCAGTCTGCTCAGTTGTTATGACTAGGGACTTTGCCCTACGTCGTCAGTATAGCGCGAGACACGTACCGCGTCAAGCGTCCATGATGATTTGTATATCCATGTGCCGAAGGTCCATATCCAGGCGCGCCGCGTCGTTACGTTTCACGGGTGGCGGGTCGTCGTTCTCTTTGGTGTCTTCCGGGGGGTCGGGATCTTCCGAGCGGTTCGCTTCTTCGCGTTCGGCTTCCCATGCCGTCCGTTCCTCGATCGCGCGGCTGGTATCGTCTGAGCGCATGCTGGTATCCGTCCCGGTGTATGCCGGGAAGGTCACGGGGCCAACGTCAAACAGTTCCGCGATGGTGTCAATGGTTCGGATCAGTACGTCGCCTTCTTCGACTAGCGTGCTCTTTGCAACGTAAAACGAGAACGAAGAGCCCGTGATGTCGCCACGCTCAACGCTTACCGGCAAGTCTCGCCCGAGTTGCGTATCTGGTAGGTCGATCTCATAGCGCAGCCCGACGTCATCTTGTACGAGCCGTAAGGTCTTTGGGACACGCCCAAGAATGTTGTCTGAATCATGGTTGAAAAGCCCGCGGCAATCAAGCGTAATGCCAGCTCCGGAAGCCAACACTTCAGTGAATGCGCCTGGCGCAATATGCTCAACGTAATCGTCCCAAATGCGGTACTCGGTGTCTGCGTTCTCGGGGTCGAAAAACACGGCGGCATACCCAACCAGCATGTTGGCCGCGTCGTCATCACCTTCCGCCCGTTCTTGGAGCTTCGCCCGGGACAGGTCACACGTTACCACGCGGAACTCACGCGCCGGGGCATGTTTCTTTGCCTGCCTTGTGGCTGGTTTCTTTTTGCGCTTTACGCTCATGGTAACACCATCTTTCTTGTATCCATGGCCGTCTCAGGGCCGATCCTCTTTGGTTTCGCTTTCTTGGCGTCCCGCTTCCGTGCCTTCATGGCGTCACGTCTGCGTTGCGCAGCGGTGCGCCCGTGGCTCGTGGTTATCATGCCGCATTCTATGGTCCTGCTCATACTATTCCATTGCCTCCATAACAGACACCACGACGCGCTCAAGCGCTTCAGTAATCATCACGGCCGCGGCGCCACCGTCAAGGGCGGCAAGTGCCTGTGCCGGTAATGTCAACGCGTCCTGCATGGGCTCTTTGTGGCGAGTGCACACGGCTTCTAGGATGTCGGTCACAGATGCAGCGCCCGGCGCTTTCTTGATTGCCTGGCGTGTGGCGTACAGTAACCGCTTGACCATACGCGCTTCAACGTCTGTAAATGTCGCTTGCGCCGCGGTAATGCCACGCCCGAGAAGCGCCTTTGCTTCGTCGTCGGGGTCGTCATCGTCCGGTACTGTGTCGGGATCTGCGGCGGGGCTGTCGTCGTCAGCGCTGAAGTTGTTTGTTGGCGGCTTGATTGTGTCGCCATCGACAATGCCGTTGAGGTTGATCCGCGTCCGTACCTCGTTGACGGTCATGTATGGATAGCCAGCCAGCGCTTTGGTGAAGAATTCGCCTTGCGCCTGGAGGTTGGCGCGAACCAACGCGGCCCGGTTGAACTCCACAAAGTGTGAATCTGCCGCCTTTTGCGCCTCGGTCATTAGCTTATCGCGGCATTCCTGCTCAATCATCACGAACCAAGCGTCTACGGTGTCATCTAAAAACGCCTGATTCTCAGACTCCAGGGAGTTATACGCCGTCCGGTCACCTGACCCGATCTTGTGCGGCGGTACTCCAAACCAGTTGGCGATGTCGTTGACAGACCATTTCAGCGTCTCAATCAACTGTGAGTCCCGAGCGGACAGACTGATAGGCTTGGCCGTGATACCGTTACCGAGGATCGCGGTCTTGTACGCGTTGTCCAATCCCTGGTGCATGCCGTTCCATTCGGCTTTGATCTGGTCAATGGCTTCCTGCTTTAGGCTGCCTTCAACCTCAAGAATGATGCGCGCCTCACTGTTGTTGGCAAAGAACTTGTTGCTCGATTTCTGCGCGGCCACGCCCTGCCCGATACTGTTGCGAGCATACGCCAACACGCTGTAGCCGACCAGCCCATTAAATCCTAGCCCTTTGAAATGCAGGACACTGGACGAATCAAGCCTAGTGCGCTTGCCGGTTGTTGGCGTGTAGACATACCACAACACACCATTGGCGCGCGTCGGTGTCACCTTCAGCGGGTCAAGCGGGATCAGCTTGGTCGGGTTCCCGCGGTTATCGCGCTCAATGAATGAGTACGCGTTGCCAGGGTCGAGCAAGACCTGGCCCATGGCAGTCTGCCACCAATAGTACGCGGTCTGTTCGTTGTTCGGATCCCAGCGCAAAAGACTGTATGCCGGATGCGTGCGGTCTTTTTCTTTGCCGTTGCCGGTGCGGACAAATACGTCGCACGGAACCTTGGCAATGGTGGAACTGACGAGCATCACAGCACGCCAGACGGGAGAGTATTGGAATGCCCTTGTGCGGTTGATCGACTCGCCAGAGTCAGTC